TACCGCTAACTGCTAAGGATCAATCATGGCTGCAAAATTTGTAATTGGTGAGAACGTCAAGGTAGTTCCTGCTCCTGTTGATCCTGCTGGCCCAGTCTTGGCTATGCAGATGGACTCTACTGGAAACATCCAATACTTGATTGGCTGGACGGATGAAAACAGCGTAGCCCAGCAAAGATGGTTTAACGAAGAACAACTAGCCGCTGCATAATGCATGTCCACCTACAATGTATCAGTAACCGAATACGCCAATAATGGTGGATGGGGTTCTGCGACTTGGGGTGCAAATGCTTTTGGTGGAACGCCGTCTGTAACAGCCACACAATCCCCATCGGGAACAGCTAGTGTTACAGTAGCTGAGAGTTTTGTATCTCCTTTTGGTTACGGTACTTGGGGGCAATCAAACTGGGGCGGCACATCTTCTTTATTGGACTCGGTAACTAATGCCGTTTCTGACAGCTCCACGGTATCGGAGACTGCCACTGTAACGGATAGTTTGGCAACAATAGCCGTCAGCAATCTAGCCTTGACTGAGACTGCCACGGTCACGGATTCTCCTAATTCAGTTAATACTTCAAACCCAGCTATCTCTGAAACAGCCACGGTAACGGATACTGTCGTTGGTGGAAATAGCATTTCCTTGCAGGTAGTTGAAGGTTTTGCTGTTGCCTATGGCTACAATGCTTGGGGGGCAGGCGTATGGGGTGGCGGGTCTACTTTGGCAGATGTTGTCGCAGTAACAAATACGGTAAGTTCTGCGGTTTCTGAAACCATCACAGTCACGGATTCAGTCACATCCCAGCCTATTTATTCTTTGGCGGTCAGCGAAACAGCGACAGTTACGGATTCAGTCAGTACAACCCAGACGTTCTATTGCCCAATAGCAGAGCTGGTTACCCTGACAGATACGCCCAATACAACCCAGACATTTGCCTGCTTTATCTCTGAGACAGCCACAGTCACGGATAGCTCAATTGGCGGTTCCACCTATAACGCAACAGACTCAGAAACGGCGACAGTCACCGATAACTACGTTGTAGGGGGTTCTTCCCAGCTATTTGTATCAGAAACTGCGGTGGCTTTGGACGTAGTGGATGGGGCGGTTACCATGCTCCTAGCCATTTTTGAGACTATTTCTTTACTGGATTCCCTGACAAATACCCTAACCGCAGCGAACAGCGTGACGGAAACGGTAACTTTGACGGATACCCAGACTGTCGCAGGTAGTATTTATTTAGTCCAAATCCTTGAAACAGTCATTGCAACTGACTCAATTTTTGGTACACTGTTATGGAATTTAATAGATGACAGCCAGACTCCTTCGTGGCAAAATATCAATGATTCTCAGACGGTAACGTGGAGTGCTGTTGGGACAAATCAAACACCGGGGTGGACGCAGATTAATGATTCTGAATCACCGGGTTGGACGGACATTAATGATGCTCAGAACCCCAATTGGGTTAAGATTTAGGAGTGATGAATGACAATTAACTATACAACCCTACTGGGTTTGGCAACTCCAGTCACAGGTACAGAATCAGGTACTTGGGGCGATGATGTAAACAACGGATTAACATCTTATCTTGATATTGCGATTGCTGGTAATTTAACAATCTCTACAGATACCAATGTTACTTTATCGCTGACAAATGGTTCAAGTTCAGGCACATCAATTTCATCCACGACAGCGCAGTATGCAACATTGTTATTGACTGGCTCAAGGACAGCACAACGGACAATTACTGCACCCAGCTCGGCAAGAGCATATCGAGTTATTAACCAAACGACTGGTGGATACAACACCGTTATCAATGGCTCTGCAACTACAGGTGTTTCTATTCCGCCCGGCGTGTCGGCATTGGTAGTTTGGAACGGAACGGATTTCCAAGGTGTATCAAACGTAGTCGGTACACTGGGATATGTAGATACAAACATTATTGCTTCTTACCAAACCAGCGTTAACACATACACGCAGTTGGTATTACAGAATACAAGCTCAGGAAGCGCTGCATCAGCCGACTTCATTGTCAACAACAATCTCAGTACTGCCACAACGTACTACGGCGACTTTGGTATCAACTCATCGACTTTCTCTGGTACAGGTTCACTGAGTGCAGCAAATGCAACGTATTTGACGGCAACGACTGGCGATCTATCGCTAGGAACCACAACATCAAATGCAATCCACTTTGTTGTTAATAGTGGCGCATCAGATGCCATGACTATTAGCAGTGCTGGCGTTGTGAGTTTGGGGACAGCTCTTGCTCCTACATCTGGCGGTACAGGCGTAGCCAATGGTGCAAACAACACAATCACATTCACAGGTAACTACACACTTGGGGTTACATTAACTGCGAATACGGCAGTCACTTTACCTACAAGTGGCACTTTAACTACCACAGGCAAAGCAATTGCCATGAGTTTAGTGTTCGGGTTCTAGGCTGAAACAAAAGTATTAATTGGAGTATTTAAATGGCAAATCCTAATATTGTTAACGTCACGCAGATTTATGGCGTAAGCACCCAGTATGTGCCATCTGGCATAACAGCAGTATCTCTTTTGAACAATGCCGCATCAAGTGGTTTGGTTTATAAGATCGATACTGTGTTTGCTTGCAACACAAGCTCAAGTGCTGTTAGTGCGACTCTCTCCTATTACACGGCTGCAACGGCGCAGGGTTCTGCTCCATCGGGCGGTACTGCTTATCCAATTGCATATCAGGTATCTGTTCCCCCAAATGCAACTGTGATTTTAAGCGATAAGACATCAGCGTTTTACTTGACTGAGAATGCTTGCTTGAGTATTACCAGCGGTACAGCAAACAATTTGACATTCACTGTTTCTTACGAAAACATTTCCAGCTCTTAAACCATGTCAATGCAATCTCACCCCGGTGGGTTTAATAATCCGCAGTACAACGGACTGAATCTTCCTGTTCAGACTGTGGAGTATCTTGTTGTCGCTGGGGGTGGAGGAGGTTGTAGCGCATCACAGTTTTATGGTGGAGGTGGGGGTGGAGCTGGTGGTTTATTAACTGCAACAGGCTATGCGGTTACTTTAGGCTCTTCAATTACAATTACTATTGGTTCAGGAGGAGCTGGTGGAACTGGTTCTGGTACATCAGGAACAAGTGGCGGAAATTCTGTATTTGGTAACATAACATCTATTGGCGGTGGTGGAGGTGTACATCAAAGTACAGGACTTGCAGGGGGTTCTGGTGGAGGATCAAATACAGGTGGAGCAGGAACTTCTGGCCAAGGTAATAATGGTGGAGGATGTAGCGGCTCAGCAAATCAACCCGGAGGTGGCGGTGGAGCAGGTTCTGTAGGTATTTCAGCAGTAGGAAGTGTTTATGCTGGAGGTGGCGGTGCAGGATTAGTTTCTTCTATAACAGGAACTCCTGTTCAATATGCTGGTGGTGGTGGCGGTGGCCAAGCTACTTACTATTCAACCGCAACAACTATTGCATTAGGTGCTGGCGGTGGAGGTAATGGGGGTCTTGTAACTTACTCAACTAATATTTTAACACAGCCTACAACTGGACTTGCTAACTCTGGTGGCGGAGGTGGAGGTGGCAGTGCAAATGGAACTACAGCTTTATCACAAAATGCAGGTGCTGGCGGTTCAGGAATCGTAGTTATCAGATACCCAGCCTATCTATCCCAAGCAACAAGCACAACAGGTTCTCCTACGTTTTACCAAGCGCTTGGTTACAACGTCTATGTCTTCAAAGCCTCTGGCACAATCACATTCTGAGAATACAAAATGGCATCAGGACTCTTCACTCTTAAACAACAGCTCCAAGGGCTCATCCAAAATGCTTGGACTTCGGTACAGCCAACTTATTATGGTTCGTTTAATGGAACAAGCCAGTCTTTAACATGGCCATCAGGAAGCAGTGTTGCATTTGGCTCTGGAAATTTTACCTTTGAATGTTGGGTTTATCTTGCTGCCGCACCAGCCGTAAATTTTGTTATTGATTTTAGAGATGCAAGCCATACAACTGCACCTTGTTTTTTGTGGGGCGATGTTACTTCTGGCATACTTACTTGGGATACCAATGGAGCAGGGACAACTGTAGTTTCAGCAACTAGCGCAACATGGGTCATAAACACTTGGTATCACATTGCTTATGTTAGAAATGGAACAGTTGGAACAATATATCAAAATGGCATAGCTGTTGGTACGGCGACAGATGCTACCAATTATTCAGTAACACCCACTACGTCATCTATTGCCGCAAGATACGCATCATCTTTTTATTATTTCCAAGGCTACATATCTAATTTGCGTATTGTTAAAGGTACTGCTCTTTACACCGCAAATTTTGGTGTACCCAATGCGCCATTAACTGCCGTTAGCGGAACACAATTACTAACATTGCAAAATGCAACTATTGTTGATAACAGCACAAATGCGTACACAATTACAAACAACGGTTCTGTAACAACAACACAAACAAACCAAACAACCATTTCTGGAACCATATTTGGCAATGCACAAAAAACCCCCGCAGTTGAATACCTTGTAGTTGCTGGTGGGGGTTCCGGTGGAGATAACGCTGGAGGTGGTGGTGGAGCTGGTGGCTTACTCCAAGGGATAACAAATATTTCTACTGGGTCATCCATTACAGTAACTGTAGGCGCTGGTGGAACTGTTACTAGTGGCATTAACATTCCGGGTAATGTTGGACAAAATTCTGTTTTTGGTTCTATAACTGCTATTGGTGGTGGCGGCGGTAGAACAGGTGATGGTTCGGGAACAAATACTGCTGGTGGCTCTGGCGCAGGAGGCGGCGGTATTCTTGGTGGAGACCAAGGTGGATCAGGTGTTTTTGGTCAAGGTAATCGTGGTGGCTCTGGGCAATTAATTTCTGGCCAGAATCGTGCTGGTGGCGGTGGCGGTGGAGCAGGTACTGCCGGATTAAATGGTACGTCAGGCGCACCAGCAATCTGTGGTAATGGTGGCGCTGGTATTGCATCTTCAATAAGTGGGACTGTAACAACTTATGCTGGCGGTGGTGGTGGCGGTGGAAATACAATTAACACTTATTCTACTCCTGGCACTGGAGGAGTTGGTGGTGGTGGTGCAGGCGGCAATTCATCAACTAATCCTGTAGCGGGTACTGCTAACACGGGCGGTGGTGGAGGTTCAGGAAATTATAATGATTCACGCCCGTCTGCTGCTGGCGGTTCTGGCATCGTCATTCTTTCATACCCAGACACCTATAACGCACCATCAGCATTAACAGGAACATATACTGCTTCTACAACTGGTAGTGGTAGTGTTTATTTTCCGGGATCTGCTTATTTTTCTTACCCAACACAAAGTACATTTGCAATGGGTACTGGGGACTTTACAATCGAATGTTGGTTTTATAAAAATTCAGGTACAAATAATGGTTTATTTCAAATATCTACCGTTAGTGGTGGTATTAATGCAAGTTACACGAATACTTTAATACTAGATATTGAAGGTGCTACTGGAAGAGTAGGATATGCGATTGCAAATGCTGGAGGAACTGGAACAACAACAACTTCTTATTCAACATGGAATCATATTGCTATGGTTCGAATTAGTGGAGTAACAAAGGTTTATGTAAATGGAATTCAAGATTCAGGCATAGGAAGCATAACAGATACAACTAATTACACTTGTTCATATTTAGTTATTGGAACTTATTACAACACATCACAAAATTGGGTTGGAAATATTTCTAATTTTAGAATTGTTAAAGGTGTTGGTGTTTATACGGGGGCATTTACGCCCCCCACTGCGCCGCTTAACTCTACACAATCATCAGGCACAAACATTGCCGCTATTACTGGAACGCAAACATCAATGCTTTTAAGTTCTGTGTCAGGTGCTTATTTAACTGATTCATCCGCAAGTGCAAATACACTTAATTTTTCAACAGGTAGTTTGGCTTGGAATCAACTATCCCCATTTGCAACAGGACTAGGATACAAGAAGCGTGTGTACACTTGGACTGCCAGCGGTAGCGTAACCTTCTAAAGGAAAGAATATGAGTCAAGGCTACATTGCGGGTCTGGTTAGCGGTACACTAAACCCCCTTACATCTTTACCTACTTCATTTGTGGAGTATTTGGTTGTGGCTGGTGGGGGCGGTGGTGGTACTGTCAACACTTCAACTGTAGGCGGTGGAGGCGGTGGTGCTGGTGGTTTATTAACTGCAACAGGATTGGCAGTTGTTACTGGCACTTCATACACAATTACTGTTGGTGCGGGTGGTGCGGGTGCAGCATCTGGTGTTAACTCTGTTTTTTCATCTATAACGGCTACTGGCGGTGGTGCTGGCGGTGGCTATACATCATCTCAAGTTAACCCATCTACCGGAGGCTCTGGTGGGGGTGGTGCATACAATGCCACAGGGGCGGCTGGCACATCGGGTCAAGGATTTGCTGGTGGCAATGGAGATTCAACTGGAGGGGGCGGTGGTGGAGGAGGTAGTGGTTCTGTGGGATCAAACACTACAAGTGGTTTACATATAGGTGTGACAGGAGGAACAGGTACAGTTTCTTCTATTATCGGATCACCAATTCAATACGCAGGTGGCGGCGGTGGCGGTGGATATACAGGCGGTACATTTGGTTTAGGTGTAGCTGGTGGTGGCAATGGTAGTGTTGTACCTGGTAACGGGAATGCCGCACTTGCAAACTCTGGTTCTGGCGGTGGTGGTGCTAGTGCAAACGCAAGTTCTGGTGGTACAGGCGGCGCTGGTGGTTCAGGCATTGTCATTATTCGTTACCCAGCTAACTGCGCTCCTCCCGCATCATTTGGTGGATCAAATACTCCACAGGTATACTATAACAATGGCTATCAAATCTACGTCTGGACTGGTTCAGGCACAGTAACTTTCTAAGGAGAAATCATGGCACATTTTGCACACATCACAAACGGAATTGTTGATAACGTGATCGTTATTGACGCAGAAACACTAGCACTCGGTCATTGGGGTGACCCATCTGAGTGGAAGCAAACCTCATACAACACCCAAGGCGGCGTTCATACTAGCGGCGGTACCCCCCTAAGAGCTAATTACGCTGGTGTTGGCTACATTTATGACGCAACCAATGATGTGTTCCACGCTCCACGCCCTAAAGACAGAAACGGCGTTGACTGTGATTCATTCACTATTGGCGCACCAACATGGCAATGGGTAAATCCCGTGGCTATGCCTGTTGAAGAAGGTAAGTTATTTGCATGGGACGAACCCACTAAAGCATGGGTTGATGTAACACCGAAAGCATAAGATCATGGCTCAATTTAGCGGAATGTGGACTTTAAGTCAGGTAAGCCAAGCTGTTAAAGCTAGTCTTTGGACAGGCCAAGCTCCGACTATAGTTGAGTATTTAGTGGTTGCTGGTGGTGGTTCAGGTGGCTCGCCTGCATCAGGTTCAATAAGCGCTGGAGGTGGTGGCGCTGGGGGCTTACTTGCAGGGTTTTTAGGTGCTATAGCTGGGTCTTCTATTACAGTTACTGTTGGTGGGGGCGGTACTGCATCTGCTGGCGCTAATGGTGTTAGTGGCGCAAATTCTGTATTTGGCTCTATTACAGCAAGTGGCGGCGGTGGCGGTAGCGGTCTTTCTGGTGCCGCTAATGGCGGTGTAGCAGGAGGTTCTGGTGGTGGCGGACATGGCGCTGATAGTGGTGTTACTTCCATTGGAGGATCAGGAACATCAGGACAAGGAAATGCTGGCGGAAATGGGTTCCCAACAACGGGATATGGTTCAGCTGGAGGTGGCGGCGGCGGTACAGTCGGGTTAAATGGTAGTGGCGGCTCAAATGGCAATGGCGGCGCAGGAATAGCATCTTCTATTTCTGGAACAGTTACGACTTACGCTGGCGGAGGGGGAGGGGGTAGTTATTCTACTATTACTACTGGAGGCTCTGGAGGTGTTGGTGGGGGTGGAGCTGGTGGCTCTAGTTCTGCTGGCACGGCTGGCACAGCGAATACAGGTGGCGGAGGTGGTGGTGGTTCATATAGTAATTTTCTTGGTGGAAATGGCGGTTCAGGTATCGTCATCATTCGTTACCCCACATCTTACAAACTAGCCGCATCTACTACTGGCTCTCCCACACAAACCACGGCTAATGGGTATTACATCTACACATTCACAGCATCAGGGAGTATCACATTTTGAGCGATACTGAAAAAGACCTAGCCGTTCACGTTGCCGTATGTGACCAACGCTATCAGCAGATTGCCCAATCCTTAAAAGAAGGAGAGAGGCGCATGACCAAGATTGAGTTCTTGATCTATGCTGTAATGGCTTTGGTCATGTTTGGCCCCGGTGTAGCGGCATCGTTCTTCCACAAGTTCTTTGGGTTGTAAAAATTGATCCGTTCACCCTTGTCGCTCTGGCAACTTCGGCGTTTAAACTCGTCAAAGAATCCTGTGAGATGTACAAGGAGGGTCGGCAGTTCGTTGTTGATGCCAAGAAAGAAATTGACGGAGTTGTGGGGGATATCAAAGGTATCCAAAAAGACGCAAAAGGGATATTTGGGTTTTTCTCTAAACTCTTCGGTGGTAAAGAAAAGCCCACAGTTAACCAAACTCCTGTTAAAGCTAAACAAAAAAAGAGGGTTGAATTTGATGAAAACCAAATCTATGCCCAAGTTGCAGATGCACTCACCAAGTTCTTTCATGCCTACAACGGCTTAAAGAACTACGCCAAAGAGCAAGAAGAGATTGCACTGCATTCGACAGGTGAAGAAGGACAGGACATTGCGATTAAGTTAGTGATTGCCAACTTACAAATGGAAAAGCTAAATGAAGAGATGCGTGAGTACATGGTGTATCACGTTCCTGAAGAGATGAAGGACTTGTATAGTCGTGTAAACAAGATGGTTGGACACATTGCCAATCAACAAGCATTAGTACGAAAGGCAGAGCTAGACAAGAAACGGAAGCTGGCATGGCAAAAACGTCAAAGGCAAGAGGAGTTTCAAGCCAGAGCAACAGTTATAACAGTTACGTTTCTAATGATAGCGTGGGTATGGATAATGATGATGATCGTACATTCTTCGTCTACGTCATCGTCATTTTGATGGCCGTAATTCTTTTGTTTATTCCTTTGTTGGCATGGATGTACATAGACGTAAAGATGATGGAGATTCGTGTAAACAAGGCTCTTGTAAAGATTGAAGGCAAATGAAGTATCTTTTCTTGCTATTACTGCTATCGGGATGTGGCGATACCTATAGGTATTATTGCCAGAACCCTGATAACTTTACCGCCGCTCAATGTCAGAAGCCTCGATGTGAGTTTGATCAAACCTGCCCCGAATATCTCATAGCACCTGTACTGGAGAAGAAAATTGAAGGAACTGTTATTAGCCCTGTTCAACAGCCCCAAGGAGCGGCTAACTGCCGATGAGATAGAAGTCCGTGTTCGGGCTTTTGTGATCATCATGGTGACGCTGATCTTTGCGTTCATCACCTTTGCACTTCTCTATTCGGTGACGTTTGTTACCCAGCCTATCAAGCAGATGGCTCCTATTGATCAAGCATATACCAAGATGCTTAATGATATAGTATTACTTATCGTAGGTGGTATAGGTGGTATTTTGACCAAGGGCTTAACGAATGAGGCAACCAACATGATGAATGCGGCCAAGGCCAATAAGGACGCATATGTTGCTCCTCCTCCCCCGCCTGTAGTGATGATGTCTTCTGGATGGACACCGCCCCCACCGCCCACAAGTCACCCAGTATTGGAAGATGACGCAGAACGTGAGAGAATGGCTCATGCGAGGGCTAGTAATGTTTAGTTTCCTCAATCCTTGGTTTATTTTAGGCGCTATCTGCGCTGTACTAGGAGTTTATTATGCAGGACATCACAATGGCTATGAAGAACGTGTTGCTGAAGATCAAGCAGAAATTATCCGACTTAATGACGAAGCTCGTGCCAAAGAAGCCGAGTTAAGTAAAAAGCTCTCGGGCGTAACCTCTGCACTTGTAAAGGCAAGAAATGATGTTAAAGATAAACAGTCTAGTATTAATTCTAGGGTTGACTCTGGCGAGCTGCGCCTCCCCACCAGTTGTCCCGTTCAAGCCAGTGCAGATGCCCCCACTGGAAATACAGCCAATGCAGGCCAATCTGACCGACAGGTTATTAAAGATATTGTCGCCATCGCAGCAGACGGCGACCTCGCCATCACCCAGCTCAACGCCTGCATTACCACCTACAACCAAGTAAGGGAGGCGGTTAATGTTAAGCCCTGAGAAGCTCCATGCCCTAGGGGTGGGCGCAGAATGGTCTGAGCCATTGACTACAACATTTGCATCGTTTGGGATTGATGATGTCAACAAGCAGGCAGCTTTTATCGGACAGTGCTCGCATGAGTGCGGTCACTTCAAAAAACTGGAAGAAAACCTTAACTATTCCGCAGCAACCCTTCAAAAGCTCTTTGGCCATAAATTCAAGCCGGGAGAAATTGAAGTTTTTGCTCACAATCCACAACGGATCGCCAACAGGATTTACTCCAATCGTATGGGAAACCGTGACGATGCGTCAGGGGACGGATGGCTATACCATGGGAGGGGCGTAATCCAATTGACTGGGCATGACAATTATTTCCATTTTGGTCAGGCGGTAAACAAAAGCTTTATCCGTGAGCCTAGTCCTGTGGCTCAACCCATGTATGCTGCTTTATCAGGAGGGTGGTTCTGGAAGACCCACGGATGCAATGAACTGGCAAAAGCGCAGAATTGGGAGGGCCTAACCAGAAGGATCAATGGAGGCACATTTGGCCTTGAAGAACGCATTAAATTAACCAAACATGCCCTTGCCGTTTTAAACGGGTAATGGGACAATAAGACATGGCCGACCAACCCACAGCCCTATTACCAATCATGTTTCGCCCCGGTGTTAACCGGGAGCAAACGCAATATGCCTCAGAGACGGTAGGTACTGTTTCACCCAATTTCAGTATTGTAGGCAGTTGGTATGCATCTCAACTTGTCAGATTCAGGCAGGGTTTTCCAGAAAAGATGGGCGGTTGGATTCCCACAAGTCTCAATACCTATCTCGGCACTTGCAGATCTTTGTTTAACTGGTCATCTTTGGCTGGTAACTCGGTCATTGGAGTTGGGACTAACCTAAAGTTTTACGTCAATTCTGGTGGTAACTTCTACGATATCACGCCTGTCCGTGGTACTGCTACCCTTACCAATCCATTTACTGCGGTTAGTGGGCAATCTATGATTAAGGTTTCAGCCACGGCTCATGGCGCTGTCACTGGCGACTTTGTAACCTTTAGCGGGGCTACAGGACTGGGTGGCAACATCACTGCTGCCGTGTTAAATAAACAGTATCAGATTGTAGTCACTGATGCCAATACATTTAACTTCACGGCTACGGCCACGGCTAACTCCGCAGATGCCGCAGGTTCCCCCGGTGGCGGTACAGTTACAGCAACCTATCAGATTAATACCGGCCCAGCTATTCAGGTTCCTTTATTTGGATGGGGTGCTGGTACATGGGGTTCAGGTTCGTGGGGTAATGGAGCTTCCACGACCATTGACTTGAGGCTATGGAGCCAAGCCAACTTTGGGCAAGATTTAATATTCTGTCCGATGGGTGGTGGTGTTTATTATTGGAGTTATTCGGGAGGATTTACATCCCCTGCGGTTAATATTTCAACATTGTCGGGGGCCTCAGATGTACCGACTGTTGCTAATTTTATCTTTATCTCCGATGCTAGTCGCTTTGTGTTTGCATTTGGCACTAACGCATTGGGTACTTCTACTCTCGATCCTATGCTGGTTCGTTGGTCTGATCAAGAATCGGTGACCATGTGGACACCAGCAGCCACCAATCAGGCTGGAGATATCAGATTGTCTAGAGGTTCTAAGCTTGTAGCTTGTGTACAAAACAGGCAAGAGATTGTGGTTTGGACAGATACATCTGTTTATTCATTCCAATATGTAGGAACCCCCGCAGTTTGGAGTTCAAACATTGTGGGCGATAACATCTCCATCATGAGTAAGAACGCAGCCATTCTTGCGGCAGGAACAACTTACTGGATGGGTATTGATAAGTTCTATAAATACAACGGAACAGTATCTACTCTGCGTTGTGACTTGCGGGAATACATTTACGCCAACATAAACCAAGGTCAAACCCAACAAATCTTTGCTGGCACAGTTGAGGGTTTTAATGAGGTTTGGTGGTTCTATTGCTCAGGAACCAATACAGTTATAGATAGCTATGTGGTCTTTAACTACCAAGATGACATTTGGTATTATGGTTCTTTGGGTAGAACGGCTTGGATTGATTCCACCACCCTAACCTATCCAGTCTCAGCAACATATAACAATACGCTGGTATTCCAAGAGAATGGGTTGGATGACAATACCAATGGAACTTCATATCCGATCGACTCGTATATACAATCTTCTGAATTTGATCTACAGTTTGGGCAAAGGTTTGCTTTTGTAAACAGAATTTTGCCAGATGTGACGTTCCGTAAGTCCACGGCGGCCAATCCTCAAGTGACCATGACAATGATCCCCATGCAGAATGCTGGGTCGGGATACAACACACCGCAGTCTACGTCTGGATCTACCAATATAGCCACCATCACCAGAACGGCAACTTCACCGATTGAACAATTCACAGGTCAGGTGTTTATCCGTTTGCGTGGCAGACAGATGATTTTCCAAATAGAAGGTAATCAATTAGGATTACAGTGGCAACTTGGTACGCCAAGATTGGAAATTAAACAAGATGGAAGAAGGGGCAACACATGAGCATCCCAGTCATTAATGTATCTCCCAACTTACCTTTACCCGGTAAAGACTATGACCCAGCCTACCTTGATAACTTGACCAAGGTGCTGCGCTTGTACTTTGCAAGTAACGACAATGTGAATCAAGTGATTTCCAATCAAGTGTCAACTAGTCAAGCTCTTATTTGGTTGAATCTATAATGGCAGCCTATCAAAACGTCACCCCAGTACAGATTGCACAAGCTGCTTTAACCACCAGCTATGCCACTCTTTATACTGTCCCCACAAATGCAACTACGCCTACTCGTACATACCTAAAACAGATCGATGTTTGCAATACCACGGGTTCGCCAGTCACATTTAACCTGCATATTGTCCTTGCAACCTTCAGCGCAGGAACGCAGAATGCCTTGTTTTATGCCCAGAGCGTAGCAGCCAACACCACATTTTCTTATGCGGGCGTTCAGGTTTTACCAACCAGTTCATTCATATCTGCCAAAGCGTCAGCTACAGGGTTAACCATTACTATTAGTGGCGGGGAGGCAGTATGACAGCACCAGCAGTAGCCAACGATCCCAGCGAAGCGTTTAACCAGACATACAACGCCATTCAATCTGGTGGTGTTCAGATCAAACAAATCCCCGTATTTGATGAAAATACTGGTTCAGAGTCCATGAAAGCTGTTGTTGTGGATGCCAAAGGCAACCAACTGCCTGCTGACGCAGTGGTTCCCGGGCCCAATGGACAGTATCAAATTCAAATAGGTTCTGCTGGTGGCACTATCCACACAACAGTTACTGCCGATCCCAAGACTGGTACTGTAGCGCCTGTTACCGATTACAACGCACAAGTGGGCTATACAGGTGGATCGCCGGGTAGTTTCCTTGCAAGCACTACAAACGCAGTAAACCAAATGGTTGGCGGCGTTCCTATGCTTAGTCTTATACCCGGGGTTTCTGAAGCGGTTGCTGGTTTAAACGCTGTTAATTCCCTGGCCAAAGGCAAGATAGATGTTGGGACTGTCCTCAATGGATTGACTGCGGCCACTGGATTGGGTGGTAATTTAGGGTTAGATCCATCCACTATTTCAAATATCAAGACAGCAAAAGATGTGGCCAGCGGTGTAAACGCAGTGGAAAAAGGCAATCTGGCTGGAGCATTAACCAGTTTAAACAACCTTACCGGGATACTTCCTTCTGGTTCTTCTCAGGTTGGTAATGTAATTAGCGGTATAGCTGCCCTCAAAAAGAATGATCTTGCAGGCGCTTTAAGCTCTTTGTCTAGCCTAACAGACAGTCCAGATCTTAAGGTGGCAGCTGAAGCAGCCAATGTCATTAAGCAAATAAGCCCTTTTGTTAAAGCAACAACTGGCACGCCAGCGGCCACGCCAGTTGCTTCCTCTTCTACATCTTCTACCCAACCTGCATCTTCAACACAAGCAGCAAGCCAACCGTTGGCTTCTCTTATTTCAGGCATAGCCACACCGCAGACAAGCCAAACAGTTGCTGGGCCAATCGTGACTTACGACATGGAAGGTGTCTACAATCCATTCGTGACAAATACAACTCAAACCGTTAAAATGTCAGCAAAAGGTGGGTCTATAGGCCTTCCATCCCTTTTAAGGAGCTAATAATGGCTGGATATTATGATGAAATTACAGGCCAGTTTGTAGATACTGGTGATCAAGGTACTTTAAGTGGCCCATTAGATAATACTTCCGGAACAACTACATATACTGGTGATACATCACCATTGAGTTCTAATCCAGTTACTAATGGTGGAACTATTGAAGCAAACGCTGGCGCATCTCCAACACCCAGTCCAACTCTATCTTCTACATTAAACGATATATCTAAGTTTATATCCACCAATAAAGGCATCTTAGGCTTAGGAGCTGTGGCTTCTTTGGCTTCAAGCGGTGGTGGAGGTGGTGGTTCTGGCTCTTCTTCCGCAGGCATTCCAAACCTAGTTGCATCTAGGATGCAGGTTCCCGGCGCTGGAAGCATTGTCACGCCCGGCCAAGCCAATCAACAGTATTTCACTGACACCCTGTATACCGATCCTAGCCAACAAGCCAACGCTATGGCTGCGATTGAAGCCCAAGCTCAAGCTATTGCGGCCAATAGGACTAACGCTCCTGTGCCTAATTTTGCAATGAACTATAACAATATGCCGAGCACTCAAAATAGAGCGCCGCTATATACCAATTACACCCCAGACCAGATTAGCAATTACATTAATACCAGTGGAATTAATTTAAACGATCCTGCTGCCGTGGCCGCAGCTACAAAAACTGCAAATGCAAATCCTGCCGTTGTTAACCAATACATTGCCAGTTTAAACAAAACAGGCGCAACAACAGGTGTTGCAGCGTTGCCCGGGGCTACCAATACTACAACAGTACCCGGCGCTACCAAATACACAACATATACACCAGACCAAATTAGCAATTACATCAAAACAAGTGGCATCAATTTAAACGACCCAGCCGCTGTTGCCGCTGCGTTGAAACAAGCAAATATGGATCCTGCTGCTTTCCAAGCTTATTTGGCTGGTACAAAAGCAACTGGAACTACCCCAACTGGAACAACAACAACCTCCGCCGCAACAACCCCAACTGGAACCACGACAACCCCCGGCTACACAACTTATACGCCCGACCAAATTGCCAATTACATTAAGTCTAGTGGCATCAATTTAAACGATTCCGCCGCTGTTACTGCTGCGTTGAAACAAGCCAACATGGATCCCGCCGCTTTCCAAGCTTATTTGGCAAGTATAAAGACTACCCCAGCTGGAACAACCCCAACTGGAACAACCCCAACTGGAACTACAATAATACCAACTGGAACAACCCCAACTGGAAC